GTGGGGAAATATCTAAGAAGATTGGATATGCTCTTGCAGAAAATTATGATAGAAAAATCTTCCGTGCAATATCTAAGGCAGCACGTAAAGCTTCACCTGTTACGAAGGCTAACTTCGTAGAACCAGGCGGAACACAAATCCGTGTAGGTTCAACAGGTACTAACGCTTCTGACGCTTATGACGCAGATCTGCTTGTGGCAGCATTCTATGATGCCGCAGCTGCTCTAGATGAGAAGGGAGTAAGTACTGACGGAAGAGTAGGCGTCTTGAACCCAAGACAATACTATGAACTTATCCAAAAGGTAGGCGATAGTGGTCTAATCAACCGTGACGAGCAAGGTTCTGCACGTCAGTCAGGACAAGGAATCGTTGAGATTGCAGGCATTAAGATCTACAAGTCAATGAACATTCCATTCTTCGCTAAGTTCGGTACTTCTTATGGTACTGCCTCTGCAACCAACCCAGGTGTAACTGATCCTGGTAACTCTGGTTCATTCGTAGGCGATGCTATGGCAGATGAGCATAACGTGACCGTTAATGATTATGGTCAAGCTGCTAAATTCAACAACTCATGTGGGCTTATCTTCCAGAAGGAAGCTGCAGGGGTTGTAGAGGCCATTGGCCCTCAAGTCCAAGTGACGAGCGGGGATGTGTCCGTGATTTACCAGGGAGATGTGATTTTAGGAAGGCTCGCAATGGGAGCCGACTATCTTAATCCAGCTGCTGCTGTTGAACTGTACGCTGGTACAGCAACTGCGCCTGCTGCATTCGGGTAATATTTAACCAACATACAGGGGGTCTTCGGACCTCCTTTTTTTTTACAGATTTTTATATGGCTACCTCGACAATTGACACCGATACCGAACTATCCGCAGTGAACTCAATTCTGGGTAGCATAGGTCAATCACCCGTAACAGAATTAAACTATGAGAACCCTGAAGTCTCATTTATTTACAATATTTTAACTGAAGTTAACAAGGATGTACAGAATGAAGGCTGGCATTTTAACACAGAATATCATATTAAACTATCTCCTGAAGATACCACAGGTTATATTACATTACCTAATAACACAATACGGTATGATATACATGATGGTCTTACAGATAAAACTGTAGATGTAGTAGTACGAAATGGTAGGCTTTATGATTTAGTACAACACACAGATGTATTTACAAATGATATCTATGTAGATGCTGTAACCTTATATAAATTTACTGACTTACCTAATCCATTCCAAAGGTATGTGACTTATAGAGCTGCAGTACGAGCTGCTACTCAATTAGTATCTAACCCTCAACTAGCTCAACTCTTAGCTCAAGATGAAGCTAAATCACGAGCAGCATGTTTAGAATATGAGTGTGATTTGGGCGACCATTCATTCTTAGGACACCCACATGAAGGCAGGTATCAATCCTTTAGACCATATCATTCACTGAGACGCTAATGGCAAGTGTAACACAAACAATAAATAGTTATACAGGAGGCATATCTCAACAACCTGACTCAAAGAAACTACCAGGTCAAGTTGTGGATGCTATAAATGTTTTACCTGATGTAACTCAAGGACTTCAGAAACGACCAGGAGCTGAATTAGTAGCTTCTTTAAGTGATAATACTACTACCGCTTTAAATTCAACAGCTAATGGTAGATGGTTCCATTATTATAGAGATGAAAATGAACAATATATAGGACAAATAAATAGGGCAGGTGATGTTAATATGTGGTGTTGTTCAGATATTTATGTTAGTGGTGTTAAAAGACATAGTGCAGGAGAAGCTTTAGATGTTACACCTGATGGCTCTACTGCAAGTGCTTTAGCTAGTTACTTAACACATACTGATGATCAGCATATTCAAACATTAACTCTGAATGATTTTACATATCTAACTAATCGTACCAAAGCAACTGGTATGTCAGCTACAATTGAACCTGCTAGACCACATGAAGCATATATAGAATTAAACAAAGTAGCATATTCTAGGCAGTATTCTCTGAATCTTTTTGATGATAATACTACTCAAACTGTTACAACAGCAACTAGGATGACTTGCCATCTGATAGCATCCAGTAATAATTACTGTCAAAGTAATGGTGGTATGGTTGGGCGTGGTGGTAGAGAATGGCAAGCACGGAGTTCTGCTAATAGATGTGATTCTACTGCAGATACAGGAGAAGATTCATTAGCACCTAATACAGGTACAGATATTTTCTCTATAGGAACTGGATCTACGTTAACAGATGAAGGACTCTCAGGAGGACACACCTATAAGGTTGCCGTATTTAATACCGATGATATAGATGATACTTCTAGACGATATGTTATAGCAACTTCAGATATAAATACTACTAACAATACTATTACTATAACAGGTCATGGTAGATCTACAGGTGATCCTATTCTATATGACGACACCACAGCATCACCAATGTTACAAGTAGGTGGATCTAATGTTAATGAAGCTGATCATTTCTTTGTTATTAAAGTAGATGATAATACTATTAAATTAGCTAGTTCTTCCTCTAATGCATCAGGTGGTACTGCTCTTGATATAACAGGGGCTGGTAATAGTGCCCAAACTTTAACTTATGGACCTTCATATCATAGAGATGGTACAGATTTTTATGTCAATGTATATAATCATGGACTTGCAACTGGTGATATTGTAGATTTAAACTTTGAAGGAAGTGGAACAGATGGTCAATATGAAGTTACAGTTACTTCTGGAAATAATACTAGATTTCAAATAACAGATCACCAAGGTGGTTCAGCATCTACAAATAGATTAACATGTACCTATAATAAAGGTAATATAACAGCTGATAGTAAAAAGGATCTATATTTTCAAATAACAACTATATCTCAAGCTATACCTCAAGGGTCTGGAGCTAATGTTGTCTATTATGCACGTTATACTACTACACATGATTTACTATATGGTGGTGGGGGATGGTTAAAGAATGATTATTTTTATGTTTGGATGAAGGATGGTTTATATCAAATTAATATTACTGAAGTAAGTACAGCTCAAGTACAAGCTAACCTTGGTTTAATACGTCCACAACCTACACCATTTGATACTGATACAACTACTACAGCTGAATTAATCTTAGGTGATATACAGACTGAGATTCTTGCAGCAAAAAAATCTGATGGTTCTAATAGTGTTTGGTATAATGCTGCCTCAGATGTACAAATAATTGGCAGCGGTATTTATATAACTGATGCTGCTTCTTTTAATGTAACAGCTATTGATAATGAATTATTAAATGTAGTTACTAATGAAATCCAAACTATAGATAATTTACCTGGACAATGTAAGCATGGCTTTATTGTTAAAGTTAAGAATAGTGAAGCTAATGAAGATGATTATTACTTAAGATTTGAAGGGCAAAATGGTAGAGATGGTAAAGGTAGTTGGGAAGAATGTCCTGCACCTGGACGATTAGTAGCTTTTGATCCAGCTAAAATGCCTGTACAATTAATTAGGCAATATAATGGTTCTACTAATAAAGTTTATTTTGATCTTAAACAAGTAGAATGGGATAATTGTTTAGTAGGTAATACTACCACAGTTCCTAAACCTAGTTTTATATCAACAGTATCTGGTACAGATGATGATACTATAACCAAAGATAGATACATTAATAAGATGATATTCTGGAGAAACAGATTAGTCATGCTTAGTGAAGAAGATGTTATCTTATCTCAACCTGGAAACTTCTTTAATTTTTGGCCAAAATCTTCAATCACATATACAGCTACAGATAACATAGATATATCATGTAGTTCTGAATTTCCTGCAGATATCTATGATGGGATTCATACAAACTCTGGTTTAGTTTTATTTACCAAAACTACTCAGTTCCTATTGACTACAGATAGTGATGTACTTAGCCCACAAACAGCTAAGTTAAATACTATAGCATCTTATAATTTTAATCAATCTACTAATCCTATATCATTAGGTACAACAATTGGTTTCTTAGATAATGCTGGTAAATACTCACGTTTCTGGGAAATGGCTAATGTATTACGTGAAGGTGAACCTGTTGTTATTGATCAAACAAAAGTTGTAAGTAAATTATTTGATAAAGATTTAAATAAAATATCTAATTCCCGTGAGAACTCAGTAATCTTCTTTACTACAAAAGATAAAGCTACATTGTATGGGTTTAGTTACTATTCAACTAGTGAGAAACGTTTACAACAAGCTTGGTTTAAATGGACATTTAGTGGTACGATTCAACATCATTGTGTATTAGATGATGCTTTATTTCTTATATTAAGAGAAGGTGGTAAAGATACTATGCAACGTATCCCTATTAAAATGGATACAACTACTAATAGTATAACTGATGATTTAGATACTACTGATACTACTGATGATATTACACATAGAGTACATTTAGATAATAGTAAAGTTATAACAGCATCTCAATTAGGATATTCAACTACATCTGGTAGAACTGGATTCACTAAACCTGATGGATTCAACAGCTCTACAGGACAGCTTGTTGTCTATTGCCATAAAGCAGATACAACCTTACCTAATGAGGCGATAACAACAGATGGTACATTAACTACAGCACAACTTGCAGAGAACGATGATCTAATAGGTGCGTATTCTACAGCTAGTGTAGTAGGTACTAACATAGAATGGGATGGTGATTGGACTGATCATGATATTATTGTAGGTTATCTCTTTGATATGGAAGTAGAATTCCCTACCATTTATGCTAATCAAACAACAGGTGATAGTGTCGTTTCTCAAACAAATGCATCACTAGTTATTCATAGAGTTAAATTAAATTTCGGTGCTGCTGGTATGTATACAACTATCTTAGATAGAGTAGGTAAACCACAATACACTGAAACATGGGAACCACCTTTAGCTGATAGTTATAATGCTAACAAAGTTGGTATACATAATCAAATTACACAAACTGTACCAACATATGAGAAGAATGAGAATTTAACTTTAACACTTAAATCTACACACCCTGCCCCAGCTACATTGTATTCAATGACATGGGAAGGGGACTTTACAAACGCTTATTATAGAAGTGTCTAAGTACATTCACCCACTAACAGAAGAGGCTGCTTTTGAGGTAGCCTCCAACCTCCTCCCAGAAGACCGCAGAGAGGTCGAAGAGGGTCATGGATATGATCCTACCGTAATACTACCTTCA